CATTAATCTACATTTACATTCAAATTTTTTACTTCGTTTTTCATTTATTTTTTGTTTATTTTCTTCTCTGTATTGTTTTTTTTTTTTTGATATTTCTTCTTTATTATCTTCACGATATTCTTTTTTACATTTTAATATTTCTTCTCTATTATATTCATAATATTCTTTTTGTGTTCTAGTTGGAATACATTTATTTAATGTTGATTGTAAAGTTTCAATCCAATATCGTTCTTTCAATTCCAATTGATTTTTATTTTCACATGAATATTCTTCTAATACAATCATAGACCAATTATCCCAATTACCATGATCACGAATAAATTGATAAACATAAATATTATATGCTTTACTATTTGGATTATTACAAGCATATTTATGTTTCTGTCTTCTTTTTATTTTATTAGTTGTAGATCCAACATAACAATCAGTTATAGTAGGATCATTACAGCATAATTTATAAATTACAGATTTTGAATATTCGATAGGAGTTTTAGGCATTTTATATCATTTTATAAGTTCTCTTTAAATACTTTTTAAGCAAACATAGATTGTCCTTCTCTAGCACTTTCAGCTACTTCACCTGCTCTACGTTTAATATCACGGACATTTTCTAGAGCTGATCCAACTCCAGTAATTTTTTTATAATTTGCTGGATTTGTTAATCCAGATACTTTGCCCGCTGTAACTTGTCCCAATTTAGCACCAGCACCAACAGCTCCAGCTGTAGAAGCTAAAGCTCCACCAATAATTGGGATTGATGAGGTAATAGGTGATGCGGCTATTTTATTAGAAATTTTGCTCACCTTACCTAGCACGTCAGCAACGTTTTGAGATTGTTGTGAAATTTTTTCAGCAATACCAGGACCTTTTTCTTGTATGGTCTTAACTACATCAGAACCTTTTTTAAACACATCCTCTGCAACATCACTGCCTTTTTTAAAAATAGATTTAGCAGCGCCTGAAGTCTTTTTAAAAACAGAAGCTAAAGATTTCATATATGTTAATCAAATAAAAAATTATTCGGAAATTAATAATTCATCATGATTTATAAATATTCTATTATTATCTGAATTAATATATAAAAAATTATGTGGTTTACTAAATGCTATTTTACTTACATCAGAAATCAAATCTTTATCATCTTGTTCGAGTATTTCATCAAATATCTCAATAAGTGTTTTTTTATTAACTTTAAAAATAAAAAAATTTACAAATAATCTTCTCATTTCTCTAGTGACACTATAAAATGTTTGAACTAAAAATATTACAGATATACGCATGTGTCTTCGGTTCATCATTAGCTCATTGAATAATTGTAATGTTGATTTATTTTTTAAATAAGCACCCATATCATCGAATATGATACAGAATTTATATTTTGTTTTATATTTATTCTCATTATCAGCTTTACATAATTCTATGACATCATATAAATTATCAAAATTCAATTCATCATAAATTCTTTCTTCAGGAATATCATTTAGAGCACCATCTAGCATACTTTCTCTAGATCTCGGAGGACAAAATAAATATATTTTAGAATATTTATTTCTTAAACCACTTCTAGCACTACTAAATAAACTTTGTAAAAATGTTGTTTTACCTGAACCAGGTTTTCCAATTATTAAAGTAGAAGTAGATAATTTATTAAATGCTACATTCATTAACTCATAATCATCCAAACAAGAATTTAATTTATTATCACAAACACATTCCGGAATTTTTAATCTAGGTTTTTTGTGTTTTACTAATTCAATACTCATTATACATTAATAATGAAATAAAATTTTAGTCAATTATATTAATGCCGTGGAAAATAAGAAAATTGCGAAACAAAGATTTATACCAATTGAAAAACATAAAAACACAAGAAATCCACTCAAAACACAGTACATTAGAAAACGCAAAAAAACAATTAAGATTGCTTCACAGAATTGATAAACAGAAAGAAATAGATAAAATAAAATTTCCAATAAATCCATTCGCAGAATTATATAATTATGTCCCAGGAAATATTTTATGAATATAATGTAAATGCCTCCAAAGAAACAAGATAAATCATCTCAATCTGTAAAAGTTAGTATCAATTTAGGAGATAAAAAACCAACTAGAAAACCACGTGGTAAAAAAAAACCATCACAAAAAAAATTACCAGTACCATTAGGAATTAATCCAAGACAACAGCCATTTTCACAACAACCGCAATACATTCCTCTATATGTAAATCAATATCCAAGTTATGCTGGAGCTGGAAGTCCAAGTTATATGAATGCTGGAATTCCAGCTAACCCACAAATTTTAGCAGGAACATCTGTTCCAGTTAGTAGTCCATTGTTATTGACAGGTGGAAGTGCTACTACACCAACAACACCAACTACTTCATTGACACGAATGACTTCAAATGCTAGATTTAATATTCCAGAATCTTTTTATATTCCAACTCAAAAACCAAATTATTCAAGGATAGATATTAAAAAAAGAATTGAAGATTTACAACGACCAAAATTAATAACTGGAAATGTAGAACCAGGTATTGGAGTTTCAGAATTTCAACAAAGAAGACAAGATTTAATGTCAGGATTAGGAATTCCATCTTCAGAAAGAGTTAATTATGTTGATCCACAAACAGGATTATTAGTTATGTCAGAAGAACAAGGTAGAAGAGAAGGAATTGATTATATTTCATTACCTCCAGGTGGAGATCCAGAAGATCCATATAATCAAATAGTTTTTCAAAATTTTACTATAGATGATGATGACGCAGATGAAGGATTTTTTGAAACTAACACTGAACCTCCAACATTGGAACAAATAAATTTTTTATAATTTTTTAGCAACGTAATATAATGTCTTACAAAGAAAAAAAAATAATAAATATAAATTCTAAGGATGCTACAATAAAAATAAATAATTCTTTTTTATCTGAACTATCATTTTCATTTCCAAATATTGTAAGTCAAAATGAAGAAATAGAATATCTAGAAGGTGGATTAGAATCAGCTGTATTTCCAGTTTCTTTTTATGTTGTCAATTATAGTAATCATATTTTTAGTTATACGATTGAACATCATGGAGTTTATACAAATTATTCAATAACAATACCAGTAGGAAATTATGATTATAAAACTTTATTTATAGCTATACATTCTGCCTTCACAGCTAACGGACATAATTTTACTTTAACTTTAAACGAAATTAATGGAATCATGACTATGGAATATAAACCAACAAGTGGAAGAGTTTTTTATAGAATTAATCATACGTTATCAACTTCTTTTAGAATTTTAGGATTTGATGTCAATACAGATTATTTTCCAACAGCAAATATTTTAGTAGCACCATTTCCATTGAATTTATTAGGAATAAAAAAATTAAAAATATTTTGTCCTCAGTTCAGTAATAATAATTTAGATAGTACAAAATACGCAACGACAAGTTTATTAACAACTATCATAAACGATCAACCACCATTCGGACAAATAAATTATTATAATAATACTGGAGAATATAGTGGTCGATTGAAAGTATTTGAAATGAATGTAATAGATATTAGAATTACAGATGAATATGGAGCATCAATAAATTTTAATAATTGTGATTGGAGCATGACATTTGTTCTCAATCTATATAAACAAAATGTAAATAGATCATTTAAACGATTAATTATGTCTTCTCAAACTGAACAACAACCAGCCCAACAACCTGAAGAACAACCTGAAGAACAACCTGAACAACAACCTGAAGAACCGATTCAAATGGGTGATAATATAAAAGATTTAAATTTTCTTTTAGGAATAAATCCAAATTACTTGGATTAAAATATAAATTATTATTATTTTGAAAATAATTTTATATCATGGAATTATATATTATGGACGTAGCAGTACCAGCAGAAGTTCAACCAAAAAGGTTGCCAAATTTACCGGATGGAACAAGTACTAACTCAGTTGTTGTTTCACCTGTCAACGGAGCAACTTTCAATGATAACGGACAAATTATTCTAGATTTACCTGTAGGCAAAGGATATCTCAATCCTCAAAGTATGTATATCAGATATAGACAGACATGTACTGGTATGGCTGGAGCTGGTGGAACAATGATAGGAATTCCACTATATACACCATTTGTTCAATTTCAAATGCTCTTCAATTCACAAGTAGTTGAAAACATTTCTGACTACAATATTGTTTGTAATGACTTAGTGAATCTCAAATTAACTGCGGCTGACAAAGTAGGTCACTCACAAAATTTAGGAATTGGTGGATTGGCTACAGCTTTTTCATTCAACTCTGTCAATGGTAGATTACTGACAGCTACACCTGATGCGTACTCAGTTAGTGGTCCGTTACCTTGTTTGCTCTCACAATGTGAAACTTATGTTCCATTATTTTTATTGAATGCTTGTAGAATTATTTTAAATATTGACACAATCGCAAATATGTTCAACACTACGGCAAATATTCCTACTGGATTCGCAATCTCAAATTTTGAGTTGTGTATGGATGTGGTTTCGTTTCCATCTTCAGTTGACGCCCTATC